GAAGCCAGTTGCTTACTTGATGCAACTGGCGTAGGTGACGCAAAAATAATCTAAAACCTAAGAATGATTTGCTTTAGGCTAATTCTTAGGTTTACACTTCGAAGAAGGTGATATATTGGCTCGGAAAATTAGAGTTCGAGGACATCGCTTCAGCGATGCTCCTGCAATGTATATGCGGCGGACGAAATTCGACCGATCGCATGTCTATAAGACAACTTTCAATTCAGGCAAGCTTATACCTGTATTCATTGATGAAGTACTGCCTGGCGATACTACTCGTATGTCTGTTAATTATTTCGCTCGGCTGGCTACTCCTATTAAGCCTATTATGGATAATATCTATCTCGACTGGTTTTTCTTTTTTGTCCCAAACCGCCTTGTTTGGGAACACTGGCAGAACTTCTGCTTCGAGAAGGAAGACCCTGATGATAATACTGATTATGTTATTCCTACTCTTACCGCTGCTGGCAATACTAATAATAATTACGTAGGTTCTCTATGGGACTATTTCGGCTTGCCCGTGAATACGTCTGGTAACTTGACCGATATTAGCGCCCTTCCGTTCCGCGCTGTATACCTCATCTGGAACGAATGGTTCAGAGATGAGAATCTCCAGAAGTCCGTGAAGATCCAGAAAGGCGATGCTAATGAAGTACTGGATTCTTCTCGCGCTTCTGATCAGCCTTCATGGGTATTCAGTTCAGGTACTACTATGGTGGCTGGTTGTGCTTGCCCGCCTCGCGGTAAGCGCCATGATTACTTTACTTCTGCCCTGCCCTGGACGCAGAGAGGTCCCGGCGTTGATATCTCATTGACCGGTAACGCACCTATTATGGCCACTACCAATACACAGCCTTCTCCTCATGCACCTGGCGTCTATGTCGCCCGTGATGGCGCTTCTAGCACTCTGTTCGCTGCGATGACCTGGGATTCCTCCCCTGCTAATGTGTCTAGAGGCTCCGTATACGCTGATCTTTCTAAGGTTTCCGCTGTCACTATCAATGGCCTTCGTACTGCTTTTCAGATGCAGAAGTTCTACGAACGCCTTGCTCGCGGTGGTAGTCGGTATACTGAAGTGCTTCGCTCTTTCTTCGGCGTAGTTTCTCCTGATGCCCGTCTTCAGCGTCCTGAATTTCTAGGCTCCTTCACGAAGATGGTTATGGTTAATCCAATAGCTCAGACTTCCGCAACCGACACTACATCGCCTCAAGGCAATCTCTCTGCTTACGGCGTTACTGCGTCTAATTTCCATGGATTTACGAAATCCTTTGTTGAACACGGCTATGTCATAGGTTTCGTATGTGCCCGCGCCGATCTTACCTACCAGCAAGGCATCAATAAGATGTGGCTCCGTTCTACGGTTTACGACTTCTACTGGCCAACCTTCGCTCATCTCGGCGAGCAGGCTATTGAGCTTCGTGAGATCTATGCCCAAGGTACTAAAGCTGATACTACTGTTTTCGGTTATCAGGAGCGTTATGCTGAATATCGTTATAAACCTTCACAGATCACGGGTAAATTCCGTAGCTCTGTAACTGGTGGTAACCTTGACGTATGGCATCTTTCACAGTTTTTCAAAAATGCTCCGACCCTTAGTGAGGAATTCATTACGGAGAATCCACCCATTAAGCGCATTATTGCGGTTCAGGATGAGCCTGAGTTCTTGCTCGACATAGGCTTCCGTTATACTACTGTGCGTCCTATGCCTATGTTCGGTACGCCCGGCCTTGTCGATCATTTCTAGAAGGAGTTGGTTATATGTCTTGGTTATCTAGTACTCTAGGCAATATAGCTGGTTCTGTGCTTGGTGGCCTAGGCTCGTCTGAAATTCAGTCGCGTTACAACGAGGAAGCTATCCGCTTACAGAATAATCTTAACGTCGAAAATTATCAACATCGTTATCAATGGGCTGTTGATGATATGCGTAATGCTGGTCTCAATCCCATTCTTGCTGCCACTAATGGCATAGGCGGTTCTATATCTGGAGCTTCTGCAGGCACCATTGGCATGTCAGATATAGGCGCTAATACCAATTCTGCTCGCAGCTCCAGTGCCGCTGAACGGCAGGCGAAGAATGCCGAGCACCTTGCGGTATCACAAATCGAAAAAAACGTCGCAGAAGCCGATTCTACGCGTCAGGCAACCCATGGAATAGTTCTCGACAATGGTATTAAGGCTAATAATTTGAATTTAGCCGAGCAAACTTATGAAAAGCGTCTCGGTTATGAGCTTCAGCGTATGGATCAGGAGCTTCAGAATCTAAGGCTTCAAGGATCCTATCTTTCTTCAGGTATACTTTCCAACATCGCTTCAGCTAATCAGTCTAATTCTGCCGCGGGCTTCGCGGCTCAAAATGCTCGTCTTTCGAAACAGGAAGCTGATTTCTATGATTCGTTAGGCGTTGGCAATTCAGGTCTTGGTCATATTCTTCGTGGCATTAGTTATATTATTAAATAAGGAGTTGATTATATGTCCAATAAAACTACTATGATTCTGACTTTCATTGTTACCGTCGTCGTCCCTTTCATTCAGGAAGTTGTCGACCTGATTGAAGCATTGAAAGGTCGTTCTACTGCATCTACTCAGCTTGTCAGTAAGGTCGCATCCGATTTTTCGCATGACGTTGACAAACTTGTTGAGCCAGTTTCTAATAAGAGCGATTCTAAAAAAACTAGCCGTTTTTTCGGTTCTTGGAGGGACGCTAAATGAAACGTCGAAGATTGTCTAAGCGTGGTTCTCGTCGCCTTTTCCGGCGTACCTCCAGATCTCGCCGGAAAAACTTCAAAAGAGTAGGACGAGGTGGATTTAGGATTTGACATTCTGACTTAATCCTGATACAATCGGTACAGGTGATTAATATGGTATGCTATAATCCTATTCTTATGTACCCAGTTGAAGGAGCGACCACGAAAAATGGAAAACAGCATTATTCTTTCTATGGCAGCCTTAGTTCCCACCCTGAGCTTGCTAACGATAGCCGTTTCATTCGCTGTTCTTGCAAACAATGTATCGGCTGTCGGCTCGAAAATAGTAGACAGTGGGCTGTCCGTGCTGTTCACGAAGCCCGTACTTCGTCTTCAGCTTATTTCGTTACCTGCACATTCGACGATTATCATTTGCCCGCCGACAGGAGCTTGAGCAAGAAATTTCATCAGACTTTCATGAAAAATCTTCGTCGTGAGTATGGCAGCGGTATTCGCTTTCTCGGCTGTGGTGAATATGGTGAACTTCATGGTCGTCCCCATTATCATTACATTTTGTTTAACGTTAATTTTAACGACAAAGTTTTTCGGTTCCGTACAGACGGTTATAACACTTATACTTCTGCTCGCTTTGCGAAAATATGGAAATATGGCATGCACCTTATTGGCGAGTTTAGTTTCGACGCTGCTGCTTACGTCGCGCGCTACATAGTGAAGAAGCAGACCGGCAGTAAAGCTGCTGCTCACTATAATGGCCGTACGCCTGAATTTATGCTCGCATCCAATCGTCCCGGTATAGGCGGAAAATGGCTTGCAGAGCATGGTGAAGAGTGTTATGCTAATGATTTCGTTGTGATCAACGGTAAGAAGATGCGTCCTCCTCGTTATTATGACAATAAGTTCGATGAAACGCATCCTCACTGGATGGAATACATTCGCAATAACCGTATTGATAATATGCTTCATAACTTGGAGAACAATACTTATGAGCGTCTTGTTGATCGCTGTCGTGTTCAGGAAAGTAAGTACAAGCATTTTCTTGGCAGAAAACTTGACAAGGTGTTATGACTGTGTTATCATTAAATCAGAAACGAGGTGATGCTTATTAGCGAGTTTAAAGCTATTGAGAATTTTTGTCGCGAACGTAATATTTCTTTCAATTACTCTTTTTGCGGCAGCAAATATGCCGCTTACCGTCTTAAACCTGATGATTCTAGAGTTATTCGCCTTGATAATGACTATTATGTCATATCAGCTACGCTATATCTCATGATTCGCAGGTATTTAGTTGCATTGAGAAAAGGAGATGGTTCCGCTGAGACTCTATTCCATCTATGATTCCAAGGCTGAACAATTCAGCCCCCCACAGGTCTACCACAATGACATGCTTGCATTGCGAGCTTTCGAAGGCTTGGTTAATGATGATAAAATGCTTATTAATACTTATCCTGAAGATTTCAGTATTTATTACGTCGGTAACCTTGGCGATTCTGATGGCCGTTATTATATTGAAAGTTCTGACGAATCCCGCGTTCCTGTACTGGTTGGTCGCGCCTTAGACTATGTGCAGGATATTGACAATGATCCTACTAAATGATAATCTAATATAGAGCGTATCAGAAAAAGGACGGTCTCGAAAGATCGGAAGAGCGTCGTGTAGGGA